TAGGGAAAAAATCGAGTACAAACTGGAAGGAGAGACGTAATGGAAATAATAACTGGATTCACCGGAGCCAAGCATGTTAGATCCGAGCAGGATCGAGATATAAATATAGGGACGTTTGGGGAAGAATCATATGTCCTTCAAACGGGAATGAAAATGGAAGCAGAGGTATCATCTAATAACGAGATTAAGATCCGGGATGGGGTTATCATGCATCAAGGATGTGCGGCGTCAATAAAAAAGAACACCTATGACACTGTAACTATCGTGAATGGATCGCAGGGGATGAAGAGAATTGATCTCATCGTAGCAAGATATCAGAGAAACCAGGACGATGGGAAAGAGTTCATGCGATTCATGGCGATCCAGGGAACACCAGCAGAATCAAATCCAGCAGTACCGAGCCACATAACGGGAGATATACAGTCCGGCGATGCGGTAGCGGACATGCCAATGTACAAGATCATAATTGACGGGCTGAACATAACAGAAGTGCAAAAAGTATTCAGCGAGGCGCCAAATATTGCTGAACTAAATAGAAAATTGCCTGCGTGCAATGAAATATATACAGGAGTCGCAAATCACGCACAGTACGATATACCAGACATTACGCCTTATGATCTGCTGGTTATATACGGTGGACCCGGAACATACGCCAATACCTCTGTGGTCATTCCCGTAGAATCAATTGTGTACAAGGATGACGGGCAGTTCGCGCTCGGGGTGCACCAGAGCAGTACTACATTTTGGGAACTGGAATTCAATTTTCCGACCAGTACCAAAATCAATATTGCAAACTATAAGAATCAATCCTGGACTACTCCGGCAATCCGCAAGATTCTGGCAGTAAAACTATAGATTAATGCCCTATAGCCGCCCACCCTACATATAGTGTGTTGGTCACGGCTGCACCATTGTAATATACTATTTTTCCCTCTGTAGTTGTACGAATATCTGGCGATACTGTAAAATTTGCAGTATCTGCCCAGTTCGTGAGAGGTGATAAAAAAATAAGTGGTGGCTCAGAAAACCCGTTGTACTCGATTGTTGCAGCACCACTTTTCTTTGCTTCTGCTGATATCCTAACGATTCCGGTACGGATTTTAAAACCAGATATATTTCTATTTAGTGAATAAGTAACTTTATTAACCCGGAGCCGAAAGGCTCTTAGTATAATGTGCGACGTCGCACGGAAAGGAGAAGATTTGAAGATTATATTCAATGACGCATCGGAATTGTCCGTACAAGCGGTACGGTGCGAAGGTGATTATTTGACAGTATTATCCTTAATTGATCCCTCGCAATTACGTCACACTTTCGAGGATCCGGTAAAGACCAAGAAGATTCAGGCAAAAGAAAGAGGACAGATTACTGCAGAATATGAAGGATATACAGAGTTCTATCGGATCGAAGAGTATACTGGAGGAATTTATGGGATTGTAATGTATAAGCCTGGAAAAACTCCGGAAGAGAAGGCAGTGGAGATGGAAAAAACAGTTGAAGCAAATGTGACACAGATCACTGATCTACAGATGGCCATTTGTGAGATTTATGAAGGGATGGTGATGTAAATGCCGTATATGCCAAAGATATATGCGTACTTAATCCGAAAAGGGGAGAAAACCATTGATCAGGTTCCGGGAAATATTAGGGAAGAAGTTCAGCAACTTCTGGGTGATGCAGATGATCAGAGAATGCAGGACATTGATTAAGGATGTCCTGTTTTTTATTTCCAAAATAGTCTTTCGGAAGGAGGTGGAAGTGATGGCAGTTATCTATGCTACCCTGATTGTGAAGGGGAAAAAGTCGATCGACCAGGTACCGGAGAAAATTCGGGAACAGGTGAAACAGATCCTGATTGATCTGGAGGTGCCAGAACTGGCAGAAAAATTGATGGAATAGGACCTGTGTTAAAGCGGGTCCTTCCAGGTAGTAAAGGAAGTGAGGTAAATGAATAAAATGAACATGAATTATGCAGATGCAATCATTGATGGATACAATGCAATTGCTGGGACAGTGGTGGCTGTACTATCTTACATATTAGGAGAGCACTGGATTTTGTTCGTGGCGTTCCTGCTGCTTAATTTGGCGGATTGGATTACCGGCTGGATGAAGAGCCGGATGGCCGGGAAAGAAAATTCAGTCAAGGGGTGGAAAGGCGTTTTGAAAAAACTTGGATACTGGATCATGGTAATGGTAGCGTTCGGTGCTGGCGCAGTCTTTATCGAGATTGGAAAGGCGATAGGGGTTAACCTGGGAATCACGACGTTATTAGGCTGGTTCGTCCTAGCATCCCTTATCATCAATGAAATCAGATCTATTTTGGAGAATTTCGTAGAGGCTGGCTATAATGTTCCAGCCATATTAGCCAAAGGCCTGCAGGTGGCAGACAGCATCGTGA